GGTTAAACCAGATCACTCTGATCTTAAATAAATATACCAGCTCGCTGGTATTAATTACTTAAAACCAGCGATTTTGTCCGCCCTGGTACGACATCATCAACATTTGTTGATTGCTCTTTTTCCGACAAGAGCTCAATCGTGATGCTATTTTCTGTGGGCATCATCCACACTCTGTTATCTTTAATTACTCGGTCAATAACAGATGACCGTTTCTCTTGGATTTCAAAAATATGACAAAACAATTCATATTTATCATCATTTCTGATTGCTAATTCTCTTTGTGCTTGATCCAAAACATCCCTTTTCCATGTTGGCTCCAAACTATCAGTAAAACCTAACATTCGCACTACTGAAGTTAACTCTAATACTCCAAATAAGCGATTATATTCCACATTAAAAGTAGGGGTCCTCTTGAGAAATAAAGTTTGTTGCACATTTTTAAACTCTATAGTCAATTCAGTCTTTCTAGCTGGAGTGATCCCCATTCCAATCCATTCTGAAAATCTCATAATATTCTTATGAGTATAGATTTGGCGATATCGCTCAACTATATATTTTAAATTATCATCACCATAATTAGCTAAACTCACATTTCTAAAAAAGAAATGATCTCGTGACAATAATTTTACAAAATTAATATTTGTGGGACAATTATATGTACAAGCTAACAAGAAATAAAATTGCAAAACTTCTAATAAGGCTTCACAAAAACAATTTATCCAAGCAGTAGCAAAGACCCCAGAAGGCAATCTTGTCACCATAATAAAAATATCATTTCCTATTATTACTACAAATTGCTGTAATGACTGCAATATAAGTTTAATTCGCTGCTTTTCCTTAGGGTTCTCCTTGTAAAACTTACACATACAAACAAACCACCATAATATCAGTATTGCAAATCGTATTACAAGTAAAACTTTATCGTATTTCTCATAATCAGAATCAAGCCAACCTAATTCCTCTAAAAATTTTTTAAATGTTGGATCTTTCTCCAATTTCACAAACATAAAAAATAATTTCTCTTGTAATTCAGGTCCACAAGCATTCATTCCAATTTGACCAAATAATACATCTCTATTAGCCATAAACATATCCATAAAAGGAGCTAGATATATGCGACATAAAACTAAGAAAACAGTATTTCCAGCAAAG